GGAAGAACTCAACACCACCACCCGTTGCTTCCCCAGAACCCTGCATGAAGCCTTCCCTAACGACCCCAGAAACGCCACCTGGATAGAACCCCCAGAGTGGCACTATTCCTACGCTGACAGGGTTGTCAGTGTCTGTTCTGCCATTGCCCTAGTGATTCTTGGGGTTATTATGGCTATCTGGGGTTGACAAAGGTTAGCCCCTTTGTTAAATTCCCAATCGTTGTCGTAGTGGTCAACAAATGAAGCCGTTTACTCATGCCTCGCCCCGTCTATGGGGAACCACTACGGGGCAGCAGTAAGCGGCTTTTTTGTTTTCCCCTCACGCACCCGCTCATTCTGTCGGTTACCCAATACGGCAGGGAATGAGGGATAGCCTCTACTGTGGGTAAGGTATGAGAGAGAGGCAGGGGTGGCGAAGATAGTGCCCCTTACCGAACGACTGTCGGGCATGTGCGGCTCCGTCCAGCATGGAAGGTCTAGCCCCCTTGTGGGGAGGGCTAGGCTTTGCTCACCATCCAGCAGAGGTTAGTAGATGAGTAAGAAGAAACAGAATAGACGTAAGTCTAAGTTTGCTAGGTTTATAAGAAAGCTAGAGATAAAGGCTATGCGCCTAGACTGGGTAGCTAAGTCCTCTCAAATGAACGACAACCAAGTAGCTGACATGCTAGACACTGCTCACTGGTCATTTACTAGGAGTCCTGAATGGAGAGAAGTTAGGAGAGAAGCTGTTAAGAAGTATGGGACTATCTGTGCAAAGTGTGGCAAGGAAGGGAAACCCATAAACATAGACCACATAAAGCCTAGAAAGTTCTATCCCCATCTTGCTCTTGACATTGAAAACCTACAACCACTGTGCGCCCCCTGCAACAAAGAAAAGGGTAACAACCCCCCAGTTGATTACAGAGCAAACCTAAAACACAAGGCACAAACATGAACACCTATTTAGAGGAAAGACTGAATGAACTACGAGACAAGTACAGAGACACAGGCGACAGTAAGTGGAGATATAAATTTGAAGAAGTCCAGCGAATGCTGGAACACCTCTATGTCAAAAGAACAAGCACACAAGCTACTCAACGAAGTGAAAGCAGGGATACCCCACACAGTGCCTAACATCACAAGAGCACTACTAACAACAGGAGACTGGGTATGACACAAGCACAAAGAGAGTTTGAAGCAGTGATGAGGTCAGCAGGACATATCAACTTCAGTAAGACACATACAGGCAAGTATGCAGTCCCAAGCCTGCAAACAAGGTGGAAATACTTTCTTCTAGGATGGGAATTGAGAGGTACAAAATGAGCTGTGAACATGGAATAAGCATTAAAGACTGCTACGTTTGTTCTTCCCCTAAGTATGGGGAAAGACAACAAGCACTAGACAAGAAGGCAGAGAACGCTAGAGAGCTAGGGCTGGACTACGAACCACCACAGGAGAAAACACATGAACAAAGATGATTTGATAACCCTGCTGAAAGTAACAGGTTGCCCTGAAAGTAGCATACAAGCAGTGGAGTTAGCCTACGAGCTAGGCTATAACCAAGCACAGAAAGAACTGTCACCTAACAACAACATAGGGGAAAATACTGACGAAATAAATGAATAAACTCCACACATAACCTTATAATCCAATCTCCACAAACAAACTCATAGAGAGGTTCTCATGAAATTCTGTAAAGACTGTGCTCACCACATCAAATCAACAGCATCTAACGCCACGTCTAACTACGACAAGTGCGCCGCTACCAAATCCTACAACCTAATCACAGGCGAAGAGTCCTACAAATACTGCGAGTACCTGCGTAGAGCAGGCGCAGAATGCGGTCTAGAAGGCTCTCTGTTCGTTTCTTCTAGCTTGTCAGTACCCACCCCTGAGGATGAGGCTTTCAACGCTCTGGGAGGCTCTAATGTCTGACTTCACACCACAAACACGTAACTCTGCATGGTGGTCTGGAGACAGCCGCAGAGCTGCTTCCGGCAAAGCTGGTGAGGTCATCCTCACAAAGCTAGGAAAGATGGACATACCTGACCTGTCTCACATAGAAGCTGTGCAGATGGGTCATGTGATGGAACCAGTTATAGGCAGGCTTGCTCAAGACAAGTTAGGGATAGAACTCACAAAGATAGAGGAATCTCTAACTCACAAGAAAGAATCCTGGCTACGTTCTCATTTTGACTTTGTAGGGGTAGAGAATGGCAAGACAGTTCTTGTCGAGTGTAAGAACTACAATGCGGCAGTTAGAAGTTCGTTTGACACTGCTGGCATCGCACCTGCTGCTGATGTTGCTCAGGTCATCCACGAAGCAGCAGTCTATGGTGTGGACAAAGTCTATCTTGCTGTCCTATTTGGTGGTCAGGAGTTTGTCCTCATTCCTTTCCACATTGCTGACGAACAAAAAGAAACACTCATAAAAGAGATGGCAACCTACTGGGGGCATGTACAAGCAGGTACACCCCTACCGCCAGAGTCTCCAGAACAAGCTAGGCTTATCTACCCTCAACACACAGAGACAGTGAAAACAGCCTCACAAGCTGTAGAACTTGCCTGTAATAACCTAGCCCTGGTGAAGTCACAAATAAAGCAGCTAGAGGCTCAGGAAGAGGCTTTACAGACGTTGATAACAGGCTACATGCAAGATGCGGCAACACTGTCAACTATAGATGGCAAAGTCCTAGCCACCTGGAAAACAGCAAAGACTAGCGAGAAGTTTGACGCTAAGTTGTTCCAGTCCTCTATGCCTGACATCTACCAGAAGTTTATGGTGAATGTTCCTGGCTCACGCCGTTTCTTAATCAAGTGAGGTTCACATGAATAGCTTTAAAGCAGATATTGATTTGATTTACAAAGCAAATACCGCAGACATAGAAGCGTTAGAAGATGCACGTTTTACTCTTGATTCAATCAAGAAAGCAGACCCTGGAACTTATGACGAAATCATAGATGAGTCTTTGCGGTTGATAGATAAAGCATTAGGCATAAGCTATGCAGATGCTGTTGAAAGAATAGCTGAGCAGTTAGGAGTTGAAGCATGAAATCCACAAGGATTAGGGGCAAAGTAACAACAGAGCACCCTATGCACAAACTCTATGAAGCAGCGTCTGACATCGTGGCGAGAACAGTTCAGGCTTACAACAACGCTAAAGTTCCTGTGCCTGACAGTTTCTCTCTGCCTGTATGGATAGATGGCAATCCAGTAATGAAAATTACTATCGAGGTTGGTTCAAAAGTAACTGCGGATTACGCAATCTACAAAGCACAAAACAAATGAACACAGACCTAGCTATCTACATCATGGCGTTAACTTCAACGCTAGACTTCATCCTCTCTCTTGTTCAACATTTCAAATAAGGAAGTTTCCATGTCTAACATCGTACCCCTGCAAGACATTCAGCAGATGGCAGAAGTAGCTGCCAGCAGCCGCATGTTCGGGTTTAAGAACCCTCAAGAAGCTATGGCAATCATGCTTCTTTGCCAAGCAGAAAACCTACACCCTGCTGTTGCCATGCGTGACTACCATGTCATTCAAGGTCGTCCTGCACTGAAAGCAGATGCCATGCTTGCACGTTTCCAACAAGCTGGTGGTCAAGTCAACTGGAAGGTCTACACAGATGAGCAAGTCACGGGAGTATTTAGCCATCCGTCAGGCGGCTCGCTTGAGGTCACTTGGACTCTCCAGCAGGCTAAGTCTATCGGTATCGCAAACAAAGACAACTGGCGCAACTATCCTCGGGCGATGCTACGTGCCCGTGTCCTATCAGAAGGCATCCGCTCGGTCTACCCAGGCTGCGTTGTCGGGGTATACACTCCAGAAGAGGTGGCAGACTTTACACCCCCTAAAGACATGGGCGTTGCAGAAAGAGTGGACACAACTACACCGCCTGTGGTGGAAGAGGTTGTTGAAGATGGTGCGTTCAAAATCCTCATGCCTAACGGGGAAACATATTCATCTCACCACACGACAGAAGAGTGGACAAGCGCTTACGCTAACCTTGCCGCAAAGATAAACAACTCTCCCAAGTTCTCAGACGAAGAGAAGAAAGAGAAGCTGGACGCTCTACGCAAGGCTAACGAAGACACAGTCTCTACCTTCAAGACTGTTGACAAGATTAAGCTCAAAGCTGAACTTGCAAAGGTTGGCGTATCCCCAAAGGTGGAGCAGTCCCAAACACAAGCCGCTACGGTACTCAACGAAGCCGTATCCTGAATCATTTGGAGACTGCATCCATAACACCTAAAGAGGCTTTGACGCTGTATGGAAGTTTCCGGCTGGCAGCACATATCGAGGCTCTGCGAAAACAAGGATACCCAATCCTTACAACAATGGTTAAAGAAGGTGGGCGAGAGTATGCCCGTTACACACTACGAAAGGAAAGAGATGGCAACAAATCCACATAAGGAAATCCCAGGTTCTGGGGTCATGTACTGGGAAGATGAGAGTATGCGTAAGTCAGAAAAATCTCCTGACTTTAAAGGCTTTCTTGTCCTGGAGATGGACTACAGAGCAGGGGAGAAACTCAAGATTGCTGCTTGGCAAAAACCTACATCCAGAGGCACTAACCTGCTGTCTTTGAAAGAAGATAACTACTTCAAGAAAAAGAACCTGGAAGAAGGCAAGCCTACAGAGGTACGTCCTGCCTATGCTAAACGCCGTGATGATGATGACGTGCCCTTCTGATGGCGACAAAAACATCACCTACACAGCGTTCACTAGCCTATCTGCGTGAGCAAGGCTATCACTGCGAAATCGTAGAGAAGTGGAACAGCTTTACAAAACAACGTAAAGACCTGTGGGGGTGGTGCGACATACTCGCTATCCGCAAGAATGAGGTGCTGGCAGTGCAGGTCACAGCCTCTGCTGTCAGCAACCGCATACAGAAGATTATGGCTTCCGACACCCTTGCTCTTGTGAGAGATGCCGGAATCAGAATCGAAGTTCATGGCTGGCGCAAGTCAGCAAAGACAAACAAGTACGTAATCAGAATAGAGGACATATCATGACTGAACAAGTTAAAGAAGAACCTAAAGGCATCCAACTCCAGCCCTCCCAGAAGTCTCTGGAAAAAGGACGTAACGCTGTTGAGTACACACAGAAGTTCCTGAACATGAGCTTGCAAGAAATCTGGAATGTTGCCTACGTTTCTGGCTTTGAAGACGCTATGGAAATCGTCAAGACCGACCAAGGAAAAACAAATGTCCAGTGATAAAAAGAATCACGTCTTTGTTGCCACACCTATGTATGGTGGCATGTGTACAGGGTACTTCACACAGTCACTGTTAACACTGGCTTCTACGCTGAGAAACGCAGACATAGACATGAGCTTCTCTTGCATGTTTAATGAAAGCCTTATCCAGCGAGGACGTAACGCCCTTGTCCACGGCTTTCTCAAAAAGACAGAGTGCACACATCTGATGTTTATAGATGCAGACATTCGCTTCAATCCAGCAGATGTAGTGAAGATGGTAGAGGCTGACAAAGATATTATTTGTGGCATCTATCCTAAGAAGGAAATCAACTGGCATGGTGTTGAGCAAGCAGTGAAAGAAGGTCTACCTGTTGACCAACTGAAAACACGCACAGGCTCACTTGTTGTGAACCTTGTTGACTATGCTGGCGCTGTCACCGTACCTGCCCATGAACCTATCGAAATCTGGAATGGCGGCACAGGCTTCATGCTTATCAAGCGTGAGGTGTTTGAACAACTGCAAGACAAGTTAGCGTCCTATCTGAACGATGTAGTGTTCTTGTCAGGAGAGATTGGGCATGAGCGTATCGCAGAGTTCTTTGCCTGCGCTATAGAACCAGGGACTGAGCGTCTTCTGTCAGAGGATTACTACTTCTGCTGGAAAGCCAGAGAGCATGGCATCAAGGTCTGGGCAGCACCTTGGGTGACGTTAGGACACTTTGGTACGTACCTCTTTGAAGGCACGTTGTTGCCAGCACCTTAACGACAACCCCACCGCTTCCTAGCGGCTTTACCCCTCTCACCTGTCCAACTCTTGCTACGTGCACAGAAGGACTTGTGGCGAGGGTTACTCTTATCTTTGGTAGGTGCTTTCAACTTGCTACCAGTCGCCTTGTTGTACTTGGCACGACCTTTAGCAGTGAGTCCACCACCAGCCTTGACAGAGAGCTTTTCACCCCTGCCCACAGATAGATTTGGTTTCTTACGTGCCATTGAACAAAGCCCTTTCGTCTAGCCTGCGGTTCTGCAAGCCTTTCAACACCTTACCACCTGCCATACAGTATTTCAAGAACTCTTCCGCAGCACCTTCTTTATCGCCTCTAAGAATCTTTTGACGGAGCGTGCTGCGCTGTAGTGTTCCCAAACCAACATTAAAGCTAAAGCTGACAAGAGCATCAAATTGCCCTTGGCTAAGAGCAACTGGGCAATACTGTGCCACTCCACGTTCAAACCTTGCAAGGTCGCTTCTGAGAATCCCATCTACTTCTTCTTTCGTAAAAGTACGATTATCCTCCTCACGCAACATGCAAGTGTCCCTGTCAGCAAGAGGCATTTTTGCTTGGTCGGGATACATCACATGCCCAACCCCTATAGTCCACAACTTAGCAGGGCAGCGGTAAGGCTTAAACCGCACCCCCTCATGGTGCTTAATCATATCTATAGCTTTAGGGCTGACGTTCATGACTTGCCAAACGCCCTTCCACCAAAGTGGAATGTGATGATTGCGGCAAACATGATGCGTGTGTCCTCATCCCATAACTGGTTAGCCATGTCGTTGAAGTCAGCACCGTGAACCATACCGTGCCAGAAGATACCTATGTCAAGCAAGACCAGCAAGACATAGAAACCTACCGTCAGGATGCTCCTTGTGGCTGCACGTAGGTCTATAACCCACTGAGAGGCTCCCTGACCGATTGCAACGTCGTGGGCATACAGTGCCTGCATCTCTGCTTGCTGTGCGCCTATAACAGCCTGTGTGACAGCCGCAGAGGTTTGCATCTCTATCTGCTCTGTCTTTATTTCTTCTACCTTTGCCTGGGCAGCGTAGCCAGCCTCCAGCATTTTCAGTTCCCGCTCAGTCTGCATCCTGGCGAGTTCAAGTTCGTGCTTCTTGTCAGACCTGTCTTGCAGCAACTCCAGTATCTTGGG